CAGGGAGAAATAGAATATGTCAAATTACGAAGCTACAAAATACGATTTCGACGGAGCAAACCTTACAGGTATCGAAGGAATTCCTACAGCAACTATTGTGCCGTGGTCTTCTGCTTCAATACCATCAGGTTTCTTAGAGTGTAACGGTGCAGCAGTTTCAAGATCAACTTACTCTGCATTATTTGCAATCGTAGGTACAACTTATGGAGCTGGTGATGGTGCATCTACTTTTAACTTACCTGATTTGCAAGATAATGTTGCAATGGGTAAATCTGGAACCAAAGCTTTAGCATCAACTGGTGGAGCAAATACTGTAACTTCAACTGGAAACGTTGGAGGCTCAACAGCTAACGCAACTTTATCAACAGCACAACTTGCTAGTCACAGTCACCCATTTGGTGTAAGATCTCCTGGTGCAGATAATAACAGTGCTGCTGGTAGAGGTCATAATCCAAATGCTGGAACAGCAGGGACTAATAACGCAGGTTCAGGAACTGGTCACTCACACAACATGAGTGCTACTTTTACTGGAGATGCAACTTCAGTTGTACAACCTTATTTAACAATTATTTATATTATTAAGACGTAGGAGAAAATATGGCAACAAACGCAACATGGACAGTAGTATTTGAAGATAAGATGATTATCAAACAAAGTGGCGATGCTGCTGGTCCGTATACTATTGTTGATAATGATTTTTGGGGATTAGCTAAATGGAATAACATTTGGGCTATTCAATATGGAACATCTAGTCCTAGTGATACTGTTGAATATAGAGACTCAACTCCTCACTCTTCTTGGGAAGATGCAAATTTAGGTGATTTTCAAGATTTTATTACTAGATGGGATTCAGCTCATTTAGCAAAATTACAAGCTGATTGGGACAACAATAATGTTGATGACGAATCAGAGGAAGACAAAATTGCTAGATTAGGTGCTCGACCTACATCATACTCATCGTAACATCATCCAAGAAGTTAAGATATATTTTTCACCAGATAATGGTGGATTACCTCTATGTAAATATGGAAATGCAGCAGGCCAAATTACTATTCTACCTTTTTTAGGTTTGACTCTTTTAGAAAAATGTAAAAATTCTGTTTCACCACCTTCTTTAACGTCATTTAAATAAATAGAATATGCAAAAGCTCTTGGTTCAACTTCAAATCCTTTTCCATGTTCTATGTGCCAAACATGATAACCTTCTGTAGGTAAAGTTTTTTGAATTTTTAATTGTGTGTAATGAAAAGTATCTTGTCCATAACCTTCTAAAGCACCGACATTTTTTTGATAATGATTCCAAGCTATGTCAAAGTTAAAGATCATAGATTTTAATTCTTCCCACCATATATTCATATTTCTAGGAACAGCAAAAAACTGTTGATCTTGTTTTTTTAAAATAGAGGCTTTTTCAAAAGCAATTCTATTTATAGTATTATCGAATTTATTTTGGTCTTCAAATATTTTTATAGCTTTATCACAATCTTGTTCAGTAATGTAATTATCATACACTCCAATAAAATTAGTTATATTTACTGTTTTTTCGTTCATTCTTATCTCCTTGTATTTTTTGAAATATTATCATAGGCGTGATGTTTATAAGGGCCATTTTGATTTACATAATGAAAAAATACTTGAGCCATACCTTCACCTTTATACATACCTAGACGTCCATGTTTTTGTTCACAACCAGCATATAATAATGCATCACCTTCATCTAACTCTATTTTTTCTTTTTCAATTATGAAAGGCCAGTTATCATATTTTTTTACACAAGCAGTAATAGATATTTCACACGAGGGTCTGTCTATATGTTGTTTTAAATTTGCTCCAAATATATAGTATCTCCAATACGCATAAGTTGGAAATAATTTTAAATTAGATTCTTTCTCAACTATAGATAATTTTTCATCTAATAAAGAATTCATTAAGCAATCCTTGTCCCATGAGGGTGAAAAAGATTGTGGATCAATTCTATAACTTTTACTTTCATCTAATTTATTATAACAATATTTTTGATAAATTTTTAATTCATTTTTATCAAAAAAGTTTTTAATTAATTTATAATTCACTGCAGCCATGCTACTATACTATACCTCGTTCCTTTTACAATTGGTGTTATACCATGTGGATACATAAAATTACTTGGAAAAAATATCACTGTTCCTTTTTTTAATTGAAATCTTTTAATTTCTTTTTCTTTTTGATCAGTAAATATTAAATCTCCACCTTTATAATTATCATTTAAATTAATGATAATACTTAAAGCTCTAGTAGAAGTAGTGTAATGATCTGTGTGTATTTCATACTTTCCTCCAGGTGAGTATTTTAATAAATCTATTTGATTAATTTTAGAGCTTTCCATTTTAGGAAATTTTGCTTTATAAAAAGTATATATTCTTTCTATTTCAAACTTTATTAAATTCCAATAAAATATATCTGTGGGTGTATTCAAAGTTAAATGATAACCTTTTACATTTCTTACATTTTTATCTAAACCACTCATAACTGTTAAATGTTTTTTAGCTTTATGATTTGCTAAAGATATAATTTTATTTATAAACTCTTCAGAAACTGTATTTTTAATTTCGACAATTGCTTCTAAATGATCCATGTTATAACACCTTTCTAAAAATCATTTCATGCACATACATAAATTTTCCTTTAGCATACTTACAATAATAAGGTATATCTATTTGATATTTATGTGATCTACATTTAAAATGTTTTGCTAAATAACCACTTAACAATACAGGACGAGTACTATATGAAACTAATTTTGTATTATATTTAATATTTTTTAACAACAATAATTTTATAAATAATATAAATCTATCATCATTGTTAAGATTAATTTCATGACTTGGAGAATCATCAAAAAATACACAATCATATTTTTTATTTAAAAAAGGTAATTGTTGCTGCCACATTCCTTCTACAACTTTTAATTTTTTATTTTTTTGTTGTAACTTCCATTTGTTAAAATTTTTAATAACATGTTTATCTTTTTCTATAACTGTATATGATCTTAGTGGATATTTATTTATTGCAGTAGCAGAATATGCCATGCCAAAACCTATCTCTAAAACGTCTCCATAAGGTTTCAAAATTTTAACACATTTCTCCATATAAGGTTTTTCCCAAGACATCATTACTTGAAAATTATTATAATTAGGATCTATAATTTGACTATTTTGAATTATCATTTTATTATTAATTTATTGATATCTGGTAACCAAGCATATTTTAAGGGTGAATTATTAAACATAAATTTTAAATCATGTAAGGTTTCTACGAGAACTTGTCCTGGAAAATTTAAACTAGTATTTAAAAGAATACCATTGCAAGCTTTTAATAAATTATAATAATTAAGATTTTGTTTTTTGTTAACTGTTTGCACCCTACTGCTTTTATCAATAGCAGAAACATTTGGTAAATTTTCTTTTGTTTTAAAAGCATACATCATATACGGAGATATTTTATTTTGCATATTAAAAAATAAATTTGCTTTTTCTTCAATTACACTTGGAGAAAATGGTCTATACCATTCTCTTTTTTTAATAGCGTTTACTTTTTCTATGGCTTTTTTATTGAAACAATTTATTAACAACGATCTATTTCCTAATCCTCTTTGACCTTGTTCTGATCGACCTTGAAATAAAGCTACAGGGTTGTCTTTTAATAATTCGGAAACTTTGGTTTCATCACTGTCTACTACGTTAAAGTCTTCAAATATATTTATATCTTTATAATTAGGTAAAGGACCTAAATAAACAGTGTCTAATTGTGTAAGCTTACCTTTTAAAAAATAATTTAAGAGTCCTAATGAGATACCTGAGTCAATGCAAATAGGATCAATTTTAAAATTTTTATATTCTAAAAATTTAGAATTTGCTAAAATATTTTGAGCTACACCACCGCTGTAGTTAACATTGTCTTTAGGCATTATCTTTAGTAAATCTTTTTCGGTTATTTTTTGAAGAGAATATAAAAAATCTTGACATTCGGTATTTGTTTTTTCCTCAGTTAAGCTAGTAGTAGATCTTACTATTTTATTTCCATACTGAGATAAAGCCATTGTTTTTCCACAATAATGAAAACCATCTTTATATGTAGTGTTAAATAATTGACTTGTTATACTTCCGTATCTAACTCCTATTTTTTTATTATAAGTTGAAATTAAATTAAAATTTTTATCATAAATAGATTCTCTTTCATAACCACCTTCTTTATTTGCAATGCCACCTCCATCAACTACAATATATTTTTCGTTAGATCCCATCGTAACTTTACTACAATAGGCATGAAACAGGTGATGTTTTCTTTTTTTCGTATTAGCAAAACTTATGAACTGAGTATATTTATCTATTAGTTTAAATTTACTAAAAGCTTTTTTTATATAAAACTCATCTTCAATATTGTTTCCTAATTCTAAATCTACAAAAAGCACAAAATTAAATGTAATATTTAAAGATTGTAAATAAGCTAGTAAGGAATTAGATAATTGAAAGCTGTGTTTAATTCTATTAAATCTGTCTAATTGACAATGCACTAATAATTTGTTTCCTTGAGCTATGGAAAAGGCACCATCGTGCCCAAAATAAATTGATAATATATGCATTACATTTGTGCTTTCATTCTAGCGCCAAAAAAACCGGCAGCTGCAACAATTCTAGGTGTAATTCCAATTACTTTATGTTTTATACCTCTTGGTATAAAAATCATATCTCCTTTTTCAATAATATATTCTGTAACATCTGTACCAAAAACTTTATAAATAACTTTTCCTTTTAGACCCATAATAAAAACATCTTCTCTATCTACATGAGATTCACCTACTTGAGACACAAAACTAAAAAACAAATCTATTTCATCATTATGATGATTTTCATATTTAAAAATTTTACTTAAAAAATCTAAAAATGTTTTAAATTCTGTTAAACAGTTACTTACTTTTGGTACATGAAAAACATCTTGTAAATTTCCAATACGTGATTTTTGATCAATTACTAAAGGATTTTCTTCCATCAACTGACTGAGTAAATTAAAATCATAGTTTCTTTTTAGTAAAGAAAATTTTTTTATAAAAGTTACTTTATTTTCTCTAATAGATTTTATGTCAGCTTCTTTTAATAACATCGTGTATAATCGCTAAATATTGCTCTTTCATTCTCTACAAAACTACTATATATTCCACTATATGCTACAGAAATTAAAATTCAAGCCCGGTTTTAACAAACAAGACACAGAATCAGGAGCCGAAGGTCAATGGACTGACGGTGATTTTGTAAGATTTAGATATGGACTACCTGAAAAGATAGGTGGCTGGTTACAATTAACAGCCGCTAATAAAACATTACCTGGAGCCGCAAGAGCACAAGTTGCATTTTCTAGTTTTGCAGGTGAAAAATATACAGCAATTGGAACGTCTCAAGGTTTATTTTTATACTATGGTAATGACTTTTATGACATCACTCCTTTAGATACAGCTATTACTGGAGGCACATTAACAACCGTTAATGGATCTAGAACAGTAACTATCAATAAAGGCTCACATGGTTTAGAAGTTGGAAGATATGTAACTCTTTCATCTGTTACAGTGACTGGCGCATCTGATTTTACAGCGGCTGAATTAGAACAACCATATGAAATATTAACTGTTCCAACAGTGGATAAATTTACTGTTCAAGCTTCACGTGCTGAAGGAGGAACTGGTATGACAGCAGCCGGTGCGGTAACTGTCAATCCTTACGTATCAGTTGGACCAACAACACAAACAACAGGGTTTGGTTGGGGCACATCTACATGGAGCACGTCAACTTGGGGTACAGCTAGAGCTACAAGCTCTGTGATTCTAGATCCAGGAAACTGGAGTCTTGATAACTTTGGTCAAGTATTAGTTGCAACTATATTTGATGGCAAAACTTTTACATGGAATGCAGGTGCATCCAATCCAAGAGGTAACAGAGCATCATTAACCACATCAGGCTTT